CCGCGCTCGTCCGGTCGCTCGGTTCGGAGCTTGGCCTGTCCCCGGCGTCGAGGATGCGGCTCGGGACGAAGCCGAGTGCCCCCACAGCGGCCGGCGACTTCCCCGAGGAGTTGCGCGGCGATGCCGACCGGGGCGCCTAAGCATGCCGCGGAACGGTACGTCGCCGACGTCCTGGCTGGGCGTGTCATCGTCGGGCGCCTTGTCCGCCTCGCCGTCGAGCGGCACGAACGCGACCTACGCGAGCAAGACGAGCGAGGGTTGTATTTCAACCGCAGCCGTGCCGTCCGCGCGTGCTGGTGGATCGAGCATCGGCTCCGCTTCTCGAAGGGCGAGTGGGCCAAGCGGCCGTTCGTCCTCGAACCGTGGCAGGCGTTCATCGTCTGGGCGTTATTCGGGTGGGAGCGGATCGTCGACGGTAAACAGGTTCGAAGATTCAGGACGGCGTACGTGAGCGTCGCGCGTAAGAACGGCAAGAGCGAGCTCGGCGCGGCCGTTGCGCTGCTCATGCTTATCACCGGAGGGGCGTCGGTGGCTGGGCCCGAGATCGGGGCGGAAGTCTACAGCGCGGCAACCACGCGGGACCAGGCGACGATCGTGTGGCGGGCCGCGGCGTCGATCGTGCGGAAGTCGCCGGAGCTGTCCCGCGAGGTTGACGTCCACGACTCCCGGTACAACCTCTCGCACGCGAAGACCGAGAGCCGGTTCGAGGCGCTCGCGGCGGATGCCGACACGCTCGACGGGCTCGGTCCGTACTGCTGCATCGTCGACGAGCTGCACGCGCACCCCGACTCGACGGTATGGGACGTACTCGCGTCTGGTACGGGGTCGCGGCGGGAACCGCTCATGCTCGCGATTACTACGGCCGGCGCTGAACGCGAGGGTGTGTGTTGGGACGTCGAATCCGACTGCGTGAAGATTCTTGAGCAGGTCTACGACGACGAATCGGTGTTCGCCTACGTGGCCAGGCTCGATGATGGGGACGATCCGTTCATCGAGGCGTCATGGCCGAAGGCCAACCCGAACCTCGGCGTGAGCGTGATCGTCGATGGTCTGCGGGTCGCGGCGAAGACGGCCGCGCAGAACCCTCGGCGTCAGAACGAGTACCTGCGAAAGCGGATGAACCTCTGGACCGCTGGCGAGACCGCATGGGTATCGCTCGAGAAGTGGGACGCATCGGCGGGCGTGATCGATCTCGGCGCGCTGCGAGGGCGGACGTGCTTCCTCGGCGTCGACCTCAGCTCGACGCGCGACACGACGGCGGTCGTCGCGGCGTTCCCGATGGATGACGGGACGTACGTCGTGTTGCCTCAGGTGTTCGTCCCGGCCGACACGCTCAGCGACAACGAAGTGCGCGGCCCGCGCGAGCGCCAACTCCTGACCGACTGGGCGAAGGCCGGGCTCGTCACGGCAACGTCGGGCGAGACGGTGGACTACGACGCGATCTGGCAGGCGATCGTGAACGCGGCTGATCGGTACTCGGTGCAGGAGGTCGTGTTCGACCGCTGGCAGGCGTCATCGCTGATCTCGAAGTGCCAGGCGATTGGGTTGCAGGAGGTCGGGTTCGGCCAGGGCTACAAGGACATGAACCCGGCGATGCAGCTCGCGGAGACGTTGATCTCGAATCGGCGCCTGATCCACGGCGGCAACCCCGTGCTGCGCTGGATGGTCTCGAACGTCGCAACAAAGACGGACCCCGCGGGGAACGTCAAGCCGGACAAGTCCAAGCGATCAGCTCGTATCGACGGCGTCGTCGCGATGCTAATGGGGTTGCAGCGGGCGAGCGCGACTCAGGCGTCCGAGCCCTTCGTCATCGCGCTGGAGGGCTGATGGGAGCCGCTATCCAAGGGAAAGAATGGAACCGGCTGCGTTGGCGACCGAAAAGCGTCGAAGTGTTCTCCTCGGCGCCCGAAAGTGCGCGTTCTTCTCCCGAAAATCCGTCAACGAACTTCTCGGCTTGGCTTGATCTCGCCGAACAATCCTTCGGGACAGGCTCCGGTATTGCCATATCGAACGAATCCGCGATGCGTCAGGTCGCGGTCTTCGCGTGCATTCGGCTCTTATCCGAGACGTTCGCCGCACAGCCGATGGTCGTCTACCGCCGAACGCCGTCCGGGGGCCGCGATCGTGCTGACGATCACGACGTGTACCCAATCCTGCATGACGCGTGGAACGCCTACCAGACGTCGTTCATCGGTCGCGAGACGATGCAGGCGCAAGCGGTCGGGCGTGGCAACACGTACGCGATCATCGAACGCAACAGCGGGGGGTATCTGGTCGGCTTGTGGCCGGTGCCGTGCAATTGCATCGAACCCGTGACTCTGCGTGACGAGCTGTGGTACAGGATCACAAATGACGGGACGCAGGCGCTCGGCATCAAGCCAGGGCTCTACAAGGCGCAGGACGTACTCCACGTCCCTGGCCTCGGTTATGACGGCATCCGCGGTTACAACCCCATTGCTCTCGCGCGTGAGGCCCTCGGGCTGAACGCGGCGGCCGAGCGGTTCGGCGGGCAGTTCTTCGGGAACGGCGCGCGCATGTCGGGCGTGCTATCTCCCGAAGGTCCGATGTCGAGGGATCAGGCGCTCGTCGCCAAAAAGGCGTGGGATGAGATCCACTCCGGAGTCTACAAATCGCACAAGACGGCGCTGCTATCGCATGGCATGAAGTACACGGCCCTCTCGGTCAACCCCGATGAGGCGCAGTTCCTCGACACGAGGAAGTTCAGTCTGTCCGAAATCGCGCGCCTGTTCCGCGTGCCGCCGTCGATGATCGGAGGGGCGTCGGGCGATACGCAGACGTATGCGAATCACGAACAGCGGATGCTCGAGTTCGCGCAGATGTCGATCCGCCCGTGGAACGTCCGGTGGGAGCAGGAGTGCAACAGGAAGCTGTTCACGCCTCGTGAGCGTGGCCGGTACTTCGTCGAGTTGAACATGGACGGGATTCTGCGCGCGGACATCAAGTCGCGGTACGAGTCCTACAACCTCGGGATTGATCGTTGGCTCACCACGAACGAGGTCCGCGACCTCGAAAACCGAAACCCCGTAGAGGGCGGCGACGGTTTCAAACAGCCGCAGCCGGTCGTCGTGCCGGCGGGAGCGAAGGCATGATCGAGGAACGCAGGGTGATCGAGTGTGAACTGAGGGTGGAGCGCCGCGGCGAGACGAAGGCCCCGGTGCTCGTCGGGTACGCGGCCGTGTTCGGCAAGCGGTCTGTCGACCTCGGCGGCTTCACGGAGGAGGTCGCGCCGGGGGCGTTCGGAAAGTCCATCGGCACCGATGACGTCGTCGCTCTCGTCAACCACGAGTCGGCGCGCGTACTTGGTCGCACGAGCGCCAAGACTCTCAGGCTCTCCGAGGACGAGACCGGGCTGCACATGGAGATCGACATCCCCGACACGACCATCGGGCGCGATCTCGTCGTCAACGTCGACCGCGGGGACATCAAGGGCGCGTCGTTCGGGTTCCGCACGATCTCTGACGACTGGAAGGCGCTTAACGGGAAGGCGCACCGCACGCTGATCGAGGCGCAGCTCCGCGACGTCTCCCCGGTCACGTTCCCGGCGTATCCCGATACGTCGGTCGCGATGCGCTCGCTCGATTCATGGAAGTCTGCGCAATCAGCGCCGATCGTTCTCTCCAATGTGTTCATGTACCGCCAACGTCAGGCTGAAGCACTCGGTCGTTAACTCGCGCGTGCGCGCGGAAAGGAAGCGAAATGAAAAGTATCCAGCTCAGGAAAGACCGCGCGAAGCTGATCCACGACGCGGGGGAGATCATCTCGAAGGCTTCGAAGGAAGCGCGGAACATGACCGCGGAGGAAGAGGGCGGGTGGCAGAAGCTCCACGCCGACGCCGACGTCCTTCTGCGGCAGATCGAGATCATCGAGAAGCAGGAGAAGGCCGAGAGGGATCTCGCGGAGTCGGCGCTCGCAACGCGCGGAAGCGGCGGCGGTGACCCCGAGGGCGACCCGGACGGCGGAGACGATGACCCGTCGGACGAATTGCGGGCCATGCGCGCGAAGAAGCGGGACGTGAAGGAGCGCGCGGCGTTCCGCTCGTTCATGAGGGGCGGATGGGCGGGCATCCCCGACGAACAGCGGGCCGTTGCGATGAAGCACAAGCCGAGCGCCGCGACCATGAAAGAGGTCGCCGGGGAGCAGCGCGCCGCGCAGACGGTCACCACGACCGGGGGTGGCTACCTGATCCCGCGCTCGTTCCAGGCCGAGATCGACAAGGCAATGCTCGCGTTCGGCGGACCGAAACCCGCGTGCCGTG